TTACAAAATGATAGGAGGTTTAGGGTCAAAAAAGAGAACCGAGTTAGAGATGGCAAAACCTACGTTTTGAATCACCGAACCCGCTGAAGTGGGGAGAGACCCCACTTCAATCAGACCCCCCGAGGAGCCTAAAAATTGCTGAGCAGCCGGCGTCATCCCTGAAAACCCATCGACTTTCCCGATGAAAATGATGGTAGCTGTGGTGGACGTGGGTTTGCCTGTGATGACACCCATCACAGGAGCCAGCGAAATAGATGAATTATCCGCTACCCCTACTGTCGTCCCACCAAGGGCATAGACCAGATTACGTAGAGCTGCTCCCGATGAAACGGAGAACTCTCCGGGAGTGCTGATTAGGGAGTCGCCAGACCCCCCACCCCCACCACCTGAATCGAAGCCTATGTTGACGCGATACACGCCTTACACCTCTAGATAGTGGCCACCTGCCACGGTGAAGGTTGCCGTCATAGTGGTGGTGCCTCCCGTGGCTCTCACGAAAATCTGGTCGGTCTGGCTATGCGTCCCGTAGTCATAAACTCCCGAAGTGGCTGCGATCTGAATCTCAGGTCCGCCTGCCTCCAAGGCCACGAAGAGGGGGTTACTTCCCGTGTTGTTGATGCGAAGACTGCGGACCATGTTCCCCAGGCAAACCTGCAAGGAGTCCGCAACCGTGGCCTCCACAGGGGCTGTGCCCGTAATCTGAATGAGCGAGGAGGAACGTCGCTGGTGTTCCGTCAACACCAAAACCGGGGGTTCTTCATCCCCCGGAGTTCCTGCTGCGTCCACTGGACGGAACCGAAGCCAAAACTGTGTTGCATCAGCAATCCCAGACCCACCAGTGTAATTGTCCGGGTCGAAAACAGCTCGAACCCTACCAAACCCAGGAAGACTCTGGATCTGGCTTCGATTGATCGAACTATCAATGTGGCCCCTTCCAATGTTTGCCGTGAAAAGGTCATTGAAAGTACCACTAAAAGAGGTAGCACCCCTCAGACGGTACCCGACGACATCGGTTTGTTTGGGAAACACGACATCTAGGAGGTTTGGCCTACGCCGAACTATCGAAAAACTCTGGGTCGTCATGCGTTAGCTCCACTTTCCTTGGACACAAGTGCATTATAGGTACTAGCGGCGGCCTCCCCTTTCTTGGTTCGGACCTCGTCCTGGACATCCTTCCAAGACACAGCTTCCTGACCATCCAAGTTAGGGATGAGTTTGGTTTTGAAGACGTGGTCTTTTTCCCTCTGAGCCATCTCCTGACTCCGGCCACCACGATACTTCTGTTCTTTCATTGCCTTCGACATCCACCCTCCAGAAGGACCATCACTAAGGATGAAACCCACGGCTCCAGGATTGAAGACGATTTCCAGTTCAGTGCCCTCGTCGTCTACAACCTTAAGGTCCCCTGAACGAACCTGGTCATATTCATCGAAGGTCAGTTTTCTTTTGGTCATGAGGCCATCGGTTGGCCTACGAAACGTATAGGTCGGCATTTTTTTTACATCTCCATCTATATTTGAGCGCCTTCAAGTGCCCAAGCCCTAACCTCGGAGGGCACGTAGTCCCACCGAGAATCAAAACCCAAGCGACCAAGTGACCCCGCAAGATCACTGGAAGGTATCCATGTCGAAGGCCAAACCTCACCTTCCCGGCGAAGCTGGTACTTAGCGGGTTTGAACTCCGCCGCTCCAAGGGCCCTCACGTAGACAGGAGACGTCCCGTCCGGGGACCCTCCCCAAACGATGCGTCGGCCTTGCTCACCTGCGGTGAGGGCCTCCTGGGCCAGGTAAACATTGCAGGCACGCTTCTTCACAGCCAGGTGGACTGCCTGCTTGTTGATCGACCTAGCTGGGACATCCCAACCTCGTGTCGCATCCAAGACAGCTGCCACGTGCTTGCACACCTTGTTGACCCTGTTGGGGTCTCGAATGTCCGGAGTCGATGCCGTGCCCGGAGCCTTACCCAACTGATACTCGCTCGTAGTGGCGTGGAAAGCCGGACCTTGCCACTGCCACGCAGGACAGGTACAAGAAATCTCCAGATCCATCTTGGAAAGCTTCGTGACGTTCCTCCGAGGCCGAAGAGCCTTGAGCTTGACCGTGTAGGTGTCATTCCCCGTGACATTGAAGATCCATCGGAGATTGCGAACATCCGCCCTTTTGAGGTCCACCTTGGACTTCCTGGAACGGTCTAGAACCTTAGGGTTTAAGTTAGAGAGGATCTGCTCCGCCGTGTAAGCGTACTTTCGGAAGTCCTGGTAGGGGATTACCAAAGGTTCCTTGTGGGCCAGCATGTAGAGAGCTGCCACAATCTTGGGGTCACCCTTGGCCGCATTGTGGGTATTGGGCTTACCGTCTCGGTAGGGGTACTTCGTCTTGCTGTAGTCGTTGGGATCTTTGTCCCCCAACCCCATATAAGCCGGTGAAGAATGCGACTGATCAATGGTGTCGTCCCCACCATCCTGCTTCTTGGCCCAATCCCGAGGACCATCTACACGATAGAGGCTCTGCTCAGGGGCTGAGTCAGAGGTACCGTGGTCATCGAGGGGTTTGGTGAAGGTCTGGTGACCTGGGACATCCTCCCCCAAAGGCAAGCCCCTAGTAGCGGGGTCGCCCTCAGGCATCTTTGACGATGCAGAGGGCGCCGAAGGACGACCATAACCAGGACGGAGTACCAAAGGTTGCTTCAAAAAGTCCCCCTTCAGGCTATTTTCCAGGGGTCTATAGAAGTGGTGGAGGCTTCTTTGAACTTGTCCTCGTACTTGTCAGTGTTCTCTTTCCACTTCTTGGCGTCCTCAGGAGACATATCCTTCGTAGGATCAGCTGGCTTCCCTTCCTCGAAGCGGGCTTCCTTGTCGTCATCGTCCGAAGCTGTGACGTTGCGATCCAGAATCCGAAGGAAGGAGCCCAATTCACTGATGTCGCTCTTCAGGTTTTCGAGCTGAGGGGCATTCCTCTCAGGGTCGCTCTTGTACTTGTTGAGAGCGTCCTTCATCGACTTGCCTAGCCGTTCAACAGCCGCCACGATACGTTCGACGGTAGGCATCTTCTTGATGTCGGCCTCGACCTTCCACGCATCTTCAGAAGCTAGGCGAACGCCAGGTTGAACGAGTTTGGGTAGGAGCTTCTTGTAGAAGTACTCGATGTCACTGTAGACCCGAGCCGCATGGTCGAAGTCCCTAAGGGCATCACGGATCTTCTTGACTTCCTTGTTGTCGTAGTTGTCCGTGTAGTTGACGCCCGTGGCATCCTCGTAAATACCGTGGAGTTGATCTGCCAAGGATCGAGCAGCTACTCGGGCATTCAGAATCTGCTGAACCGTGTTCTCCGCTGAACGCTTCACGACAGTAGGGGCAGGAGCAATACCAGCCTCAACCTTCCAAGAAGCCTCCTTCTTGAATTTGTCTTCGTACTTATCGGTATTGGACTTCCAAGCCTTGGCGTCCTCAGGAGACATGTTCTCAGTGGGGTCGGTAGGTTCACCTTCCTCGAAACGAGCTTCCTTGTCGTCATCTGAAGCTGTCTTGTCTGAGCTGTGGGCTCCTTGAATTTGACCTAATGAAGTTATGAGGTCTAGGACACTCTGATAGGCCCTTCCAATTTGAGTCTTCGGGGAAGACGAAGAAGGTTTCTTCGAAAGCTTATCCAAGTCATCCAGATAACCTTTAAGGTAGCCCTTCTCTCTATTGTAGTTACTGAGAGCATCTTTGGTAGTAACACTAGTACCCTTACCAGAACGAACACCATCGTCATAAGCTTGAAGAGCCTCGCTGAGACGAGCTGTCTTGTCGGTTCCCAGAACCCTAGCTACAACCCTAGAAGGAGTAAAAGACGTTGTATCCAAACTATCCGCTACCATGCGGCGGAGAATGGTTGCCAAACGAGCTCGACTAGGGTCACCCCCTGACTCAGGAGGATTTTCAATGGCATCAGCCAGGTTTTCCAAACCCTCTGCTATCTTCTCCGTGGAAGCTGTCTTGTTCCCAGCCTCCAAGGCTGTGATGAGCTTCAGGGTATCTTCCAAAGGCAGGACACCTGATTCCTTCGTACGGGCTGCTAGGGAACGTAGGGTCTGCATAGCTTCACTGGGCTTCATTGGGTCACTCCGTCGTTGAACGTGGCGGATGCGAACATCCTTCAGGACTCGCTCTAATTCCTCAACCTTCTCAGGTCTGAGGTCTTGTTTGATTTCCTCGTAGTCCAGACGATCAGCCGCCAGGGCTACTGCTTGAAGAGCTTTATGTAATTTGAAAGTTGTCTCAGGGACCGCACGAATGAGGTCCCCGGCAACTTCAAAGAAGTGGTCACGATGTGAGGATTTCTCGATGAGCTGTACCGCTCGCTCGATATACCTAAGAAGCTGGTCACACCGAAGGCGGGCGTCCCCCAGCTCTTCGATCATGTAAACCATAGCTGAGGCTGTTTTATCCATTTTGGTTCTCCAAACGAATCTGGGCTCGCCTTAGACGTCGTTGTTCTCGTTTTCTTTGACGACGTGCTGCTTCCTCAGGAGGATACTGTGCATCTCGTAAGAGAGCTTCCTGTGAACGTTTTTCATTCAAACATTGCATGTTGAGGTCTCTCTTCTTTTGAAAAGCCTCATCAGAATGCAACTTCTGCATTGCAGACTTATGGTTTTCTTTCCAAGACCCCTCTGAACGTTGAAGAATTCCTTCGGCCAGTTTCTTCTGGAAAAGAGGGTCTGAATGAAAGGCCTTCCACCGAGCTTTATTCTCGGATCTCCATTGAGGGCTCGAATGAAGGGAACTTAAAGCCTCTCTATTTTTCTTCTGCCACTCGGGGTTGGACAACCTCTTCTGAGCGCCCTGCCGTTGTGCCTTTTTCCAAGATTCTTTGGATGAGGACTTACGAACAGCAACCAGATGTCGCTCTCGTAGGACAGGGTTAGACCAATCTAAACCTTCACCGCCAGAAGTAAGGTTGTATCCCTGAGGATACGAGCTGCCCAAACGGTGGATGTGGTGGACCTCACGAGAAAGCAAGTTTGCTAGGAGTCCATCAACTTCCTCACAGACCTCCACTTTGAAGTTTGAGGCCCCGTACTTCCTCAAAGCACCATGTAGAGCATAGTTGCTTCCATTTCGAGCAGCGCTGAGATGTTGAGCCCAACGCCGCTCTAAGGAAACACAGGTTTGACCTACGTACTTCTTCCCGTTCACCACGTTGGTGGCTACGTAGATGTACCCTAATATTTGGTCCTGGCCCTCCGACATAAAGCGTCCCGTCATGGAAGGACGCTTGAAAAGAAGACTAAGGCTGACTTACCCCTGAAACGCCTCAGGAAATTCCTGCACTAGGAGGGTCTTCATCTCGGCATCGGTCTCTGCTGCTGCCACCGCTCGGATGACATCAGGACGGTCCTCGAAGTCCGCCATGACCCGGGCAATCTTCTTCTTGGTCGAAGCCTCGAAGTCGTAAATATCCGGGAAATCAGAGCAAATGGACTTGGCAATGACCCTTCGAGGGTCGTCGCTCAGGGAGGTGGAGTAGGTTTCTGCCTGCTGAGATTTCTTAGGCCCATTGGTCTGGGTGAATTTGATACCCTCAGACTCGATTTCTTGAACCGTAGCCTGGCCTCCAGTACCCCCGATGTCCACGGTATCAGTGCCGCCCCCGACAGTGGTCGTGGTCTTGATGCCTTCCCGTTCAGCCGTCTTTTGGGTCTCGATACGAGCCACGACATGACCCTGCTGTTCAGGGCCTGCTATGACCGCCTGCTTGACGACGACCCTTTCATCCAGAGCCACGTGCTGAGACTTGCGGGCCAGGATTTCAGCCTGGTACTGCTCACGCTGCTCCGGGGTCATGGCCGCCATGATTTCCTCACGGGTACGACCTTGACCCGGCTGAATCTGACGACTTTCCGCCTGACGGATGGCCTGACCAATATTAGAGGCCGTCACCTCGATGGGATTCTTTCGACCGTCGGGGCTGCCCAAATGACGGACGGCAACACCATCTTGGTCTTCAACACCAGCGACGCTGTACACACGATTGTTGGCGGTTTTTACCTGGTTTGCGTGCTCCTGCACGTTACCAACATGACGCTCCTCTTCCTGAGCAGTCGTGATGGGACGACGGTCTTTTTGGTCCATCGGGTTCCCACCGTCCGCAGGACGAGTCGTAATACCAGCTGGCTGTGGACGAGGAGCTTGAGCCCCAGCGTCGAAATCAGCCTGAGTCACCAGCCACTTTGCCGAGATAGCACCTCTTAGGGTCGGCATCGGCATGGGAGGGTGGCCCTCCAAAGTCATGGTGTACCCGTCGAACTGAATCAGGGCACCCCTTGGAATCTTCAAAGAGGGGTTACCGATCGAGAATTCCTTCACAGATCGGTAGTCTGTAGCTTCTGACATATTCATCTCCTCATTAGTTTCAAAGGGTAAAAAGACCCCGTACTAATGAGAAAGAAGACAAATAGAGTATTAAAGGATCAGCGACGCTAGTCCTCGGGGTCTTCCTCTGCCCACAACCCCTGGAGAGAAGTTTCTAGATCTGTAGCAGCCACCCGCAAGCTGACCATATCCTGCTCACAACCGAACAACTTACCGTCGATGCACCTTTTTACAGCTTTCTGAAGGGATAGAACCGCGTCCCCATACCGATCCTTGGGGTCTCCCCTCAACGTAAAAGTCTCCAGGTGCTCGGGGTAATCATTCTTGAGCTCCCCGTAGACATCCACGGAAGCTGAAAAGACCCACCCCGCGTCCTCAGGATCAGGCTCTAGTTGGAACTTGACCTTGGTAACAGCAGCTCGACGATCCAACATCCCCAGGGTTGAAAGAGCCCCGTAAATCCTCGGAATGAGTACCCGAGGGTCTGGTTCCTCCTTCAAGTGAACCTGGGTAAGTCCTTGAAGCTCACGATCTAATGCCTTCACGTCTTCTGGTTGTTCAGCCATGCATGGATATACACCGGAAGTCAGCGACGTCGTCGATCGTAGGAGTGCTTCTCGATGGTCTCCAGTTTATCGTAGTACTTCGGATCCTCTGTCAGGTGGTCTATGGCGATTTCCTGAGCCAGAGAAGGGTCATCAGTGTGTTCCAACTCAACCTCGATGCCTTTTGACACCTGCTCGGGATCGAAGTCTAGAGGCGACTTGGAGTCCCCTAGACCCCCAGGAATCTTGTCTTCTTTGGCTCGGCGGTCGTAGGTCATTTGTCTTGCACTTAAAAGCGGCAAGATGCTCATTTGAAAGGGGCTGTCTGATACTTGTAGCGATCGAGGAAGGGCCAGAAGGCATCTTCGTCCAAATCCGTGAAGGTACGGCCTACCGGAGTGATCGAGTAGTAGACAATCATCCGATTCCTGCCCGGAATTGCAGAACCATCCACCACGACTTCGCCAATGTTGTACTTCAAGTCGTGCTTAGCCAAGATGTCCCTCTGAGCGCCAACGATGGCCTTACGAGAGGTCTCTAGTATCTTCTCAGCTGTCTTGAGGTCGTTCATGACGTGGTGGGTGCGGCCATAGGCATCCACGTCCATCCACACAACGATAACCCTGGCATCCATGTCCACATTCGGACCCTTGACAGATGCCACCCTGAGGGCACGATCGTAACTGTAGCTCATACTGAGCCCTTCTCACAAATAGTCTACGGATTTGCCACGAGAACCGATAGAAGGTCCTTGTCCATGACCACGTAGCCCGTGGAGGTCTCCCCCTGAAAAATCAGGGTCCCTGCTTTATCCCCCACACAGACGATACGATGGGGCTCCACCTCTTCTGTGCAGAAGACCACCGTCCTGGGGGGCACATAAAACTTGCCCTTCACGTTGGGATGGATGGCGAATGCCTTAAGATTGAATCGCCGCTTTGCCCAGAAACCGTGATCGATCTCCTGGAAGTTCTTGGCTCGAATGAGGTGAGCCTTGGACGCCTCATTCATCACCCGGAAGATGAGGTCGTTCTCGTCCTTGATATCCCACTCGAATGTAGGAACCTCAATACGGGTCGTGGACACCGTTCTCTTGGGGTTTCCATCGTCCCCTACATGATAGGAAACCTGGACCAAAGGATCCACAGGGACGAAAGTCGGCTCATCCTCATCGAACTGCATGTTGTTAAGGAAGTCACGAATCAGCATGAGAAGAGACTACACCAGTTAGTATTGCACTTAAAAGTGGCAAGATGCTCTAGAAGTCGTCGTCCTTGTATTTCTGATACAGCCGGGGCCATTCGTCCTGCACTGCTCGGGTGACCCCCCTCAGAAGAGTCTTCCTGCTAGTAGGAGTCAAGAACTCCTGGATTCTACTCCAAGTGAGGGAAGCGCTAAGGGCCCTATCTAAGAGCTTCCCATTGAGTTGAGCCCCCCATGGCCCTATTCCGAACGACTGAGCCTCTTTCTCCACGAAGTCCAAGACCTCATGAGCAGCCTGCTGCATAAAGGCTCGAACTTCGGAAGGCTTATTGTGATAACTCTGGGCCTTTTCCTGGGGGTCTTCCTTGGGACCTTCAACATGGAGAACATCCCTGAGATGGGTGACCTCGTGGATGAGGACCGAGAAGACCTCCTTCTTCACTGAAGGAAGGTGGCTGAGGATCTCCTCAGGGGTACGATCGGCGTTGAGCTTCAATCCCAGCTCGAACTTAATGCCATGACCCCTGGGTCCGTGATGCTGGGACCGTACTACCCCTCCTGCAATCCAGTTCCGTGTAGGGTTCCACTCACCTACAGTCTTAGCTGTGACCTTCACAGGGACCCTCACCAAGTTCCCCATGACGTCCTTGGTCTCGTACTTCCCCAAATCAAAACCCCAAGAAGCCGTGTAGCCCCTAGTGCTCCAGAGAGGCTGGCTCATGTCCCTGAATTTGAGGTACTTGGGGAGGACCTTGACAAACTGGTCTGCCAGTTTGGCCAACTCCGCCTTATTCACGGGGATGGGACGGGCTCCTAGAACTCTGTAATAGGACATTCCTCTACTGAGGTGGAATAAGAGTGTCCTCGAAGGGGAGCTCCTTCTGCACGTAGGACCCTAAGTAGTCCCCCAGTTTTGTGAAACTATCTCGGGCCTCATGAAGAGCCTGAAGAGTAGTCTCTACCTTCTGAGCCTTCTCCTCCATGACCTCTTCGAAGCACTTCACCAGCAAGGTGACGTTCTTGTACAGATGACCTAGGGCTTCTTCAATACTAGGTTTCGACGTGACCTTGTGTTTGAGCATGTCCTGGAAGATGTCGTACAAGGAGTCGGGGAAGGTCGTCCTCGTGACCACATCATTCATATGGGTATCGCACACGAGAAAAGCCCTCCACCCAAGGATACCTCCCCCTGGAGATGGGGGTGGGGGGCTGTTCCCTTCTTTGTCTGGTTCTGGAAACAAAGGTTGCACAGCCACGGAAAACTGCGGGATCTGGTAGTAATCCAAGATTTCGAATACCCCTCGAATAACCCTGTTGATCCTTTCGATGACCTCAGCTGTGTCCAAGGGAGCATTTCCTACGGTTTTACGAGGATTCCTCTGCAAGACATCCCAGAATTCCTCTACGGGCTCATCGTCCAACATCACCATCCTATACACCGACAAATAGCAAAAGGCCCCAGTCCGAAGACCAGGGCCCTATACTTCCCTCTACTAAGGCGAACCTTAGAAGCGGGTCACCACCAAACGGGTCAGACCGCGGGGGTTGAAGGCGCCGATACCGACGTTCTCGAAGACCGAGAAACCGATGGTACGAGCCTTCGGGTCGTCCGCAGACAGCACCGTTAGTTCGGTGCGGACCGGGAAGCGGCCGAAGTTCTCCGGCTCTGCACAGACGTACACGAAGCCGGCCGGAACCAGGCGAGACGTGATGATCTGAGCACCCCAGAGAGTTGCCTGGAGACCAGTCTTGAGCAGGGTAGCCTGAGACTCGATGTCCAAGATGTCGCGACCGAACTTGCGGATGTCTGCGTAATCGGTCGCATTCATGTAGATGCGAGCAACACGCAGGTCGTGACGCTCCACCTCGGCGAAGGCGTCGGCAAGGACGCTCGGCGAGATGGGGGCAACCACGGCCACATCCGGGTTGGTCTGACCAGGGAGACTGTCGAAGCCCGAGACAGCAATGCTGTCCAGAACCGCGAACACACGCTCGTCCTCAGCGGCCTGAATCTGCGCCTTGGCGAGATCCTGACTACGCTCGATGAGATCGAAACGACGCTCCTTGATCTGGGTGAGCGGAATCTCCGGGTTCGAGGCAACCTCGAACAACGGGAAGATCACGCGACGGGGCTTCTGGATGGCGACGATGTTCTCGCCTTCCTCACCAACCACGAAGGCGGTGACCTCAGGGTCCTTGTCGTAGATCGGCAAGGCACCGTCGGGAAGCTGCTCCACCAAGAAGGTCTTACGACCAACTGCCGTGTAGTCACGACGAAGGCGGAGGGGCTGAATCATCGAAGCAGCCAACTTGGCACGACCAGCAGCGGTCTTGATGTACTCGCTGATGACCTGTTGCTTCACTTGATTTGAAACTTGGTTAGGCATTACTTTCTCCTGCGGAAGTTCCGGGTTATGGGTGTTCCGCTCAGATGCGGAGGTCGAACACCAACAGATCGTTGTCAGCGTCCGGTGCGACCTTGACCACACCGATGAGGGTACCGGAACCGTCAGCCGAGTTCTCGAAAGACTCGTAGCCGTTCCCGTCGTCGTCGAGGTTGGTCAGAAGACCATTTCGACTCGCAACCAGCTTGTCACCAGCACTGTAAGTGAGGGTGGCGCCAGTTTCGATGTTCAGAGTCTCCCAAAGGGAAACACCGAAGCAGCCTTGACCGCTGAAGTACGGAGCACGTCCCGAAGCAACACCGGGGGTGTTCTCGAAGGCGTTACCGTTTGCGTCGTTGATGAACAAACCGACCGGGATGATCAGCGTGTCGTCAGCGGTGCCAGTGGTGGGGCCACCGATGAAACCGTTACCTGCGTCGGGGCGGGTAAAGGCTACGGTTGCTCCAAGCACACCAACTTGGGTGATGCCTGTGAGTTGGCCAGATACGTTGGTGGTGACTACTGGCGGGTTTGCCTGGGTGAAACCATCGGGAGCCAAAAGACCCACGCTGTTCCTGATCCCAATGTGAAACGCTTGAATGCGTCCACTGGTTTCCGCAAAGTCACCCGAGCCTTGTCCAAGACTTAGAGCCATTTTCTATCTCCTAGCTTGTTCCTGTGAACTGGGGTGGATGCCTATATTCATCTTCATCTGGGTTGTTCGGGTTGGGGCCCCGAAGAGCCCCAAGCCGTATCATCTTCAGAACGCCTTGCTGACGTCCGGAGCACTGCTCCACAGCGAGGATAGTTCGTTGATGTCGTTCTTCGCCTGCGGGGCAGAGCTGCCACCAAGGTGAGCCACACCTGCCGTTGGACGAGTACCCACCGTGCGGGTAGAAGCCGTACGAGTCATGCCCTCCGGGGCGGGCTGACCACCACCGTTGAGGGCACTCGCCGTAAGGGCATTCTGGACTTCCTGACTCGATGCGAAGATCTGACCAAGAACGGCCTCATCTTGCTGACTCAGGAGAACGTCACCCACATCCATAGTAGGAGTGTCCATCTGGATGTCGGACTCGGAGAGAACTTGCTGACCTTGGTCTTGGAGCATCTGATCCATGAGATCATCGTCGCTCATCTGGCCCTGCATTTGCTGCTGACCTTGCTGCATTTGCTGCTGGGCCATTTGTTGCTGCATGGCTTGCTGGACCATCTGTTGAACCTGACCCATCAACTGGCCCATGGCCTGCTGATCCATACCAGCGGAACGAAGGATGGCTTCGGCTACCTTCTTGGAAGCTTCCTTGTCCTGCTGACCTTTTTCTTGGTCTTGGCCTTCCTTGTCCTGGTCTTGAGCCTGCTGATCTTGCTGAGCGGACTTGGCCTCTTTGTCCTGGCCTTCTTGGTCCTGACCTTCTTTTTCTTGGTCCTGACCTTCCTTGTCCTGCTGTTGCTGGGCAGCCTTGGCTTCCTTGTCCTGGCCCTGGCCTTCGCCCTTGTCCTTGGCCTTGTCCTTCATCTTCTCGATGTTCTCTTTGAACTGAGGAGGGACCTCGCCGGCTTCTTTGGACTGCTGACCTTCGTCTTCATCCTCTTGATCCTGGCCTTCTTTGTCCTGCTGCTGTTGAGCGGACTTGGCTTCCTTGTCCTGACCTTCGTCTTCATCCTCATCGTCCCCATCATCCTGCTGTGCAGCAAGACGAGTGTAGGTCTC